AGACTAGCGGATGTAGATGCATTACCTGTTACTGTTAAAGTTGCCATTTAATTATCCTCCTATTAGTCTATTAAGATGTGTGAAAGGACTAAAGCATTATCTCTTAATACTTTTCTTCCAAACACATGTAAACCTCTAACTACATCTGAGAAAGATTCAGGGTGTCTAATTACCTCAATCTTTGCAATGTGGTTAGCTGTTGCTGTAGAAGACATATGACCACCTAATACTTTAAAGAAGTTCGATGTTGAACTTGCTGCAAAGTTGTTTGTCATATATACATCCATGTTCATGATTTTACCGCTGAGCACTTTACCATTTCTTAATGGTTTTGCGTCACCAGTTGTATCACTCATTAGTTTAGAGTTAGCTTGACCTAATTGTTCTACAAACTCAGGACCTGCTAAGAACCATCTGTTCTCTTCAGGTACATCAGCCGCATTAAGCAGTCTGTTGTGTTTTGAGATTGTATCCACTGGGTCTACTTCACTCGAACCAAAACCTACGTCTTGGTCTTGACCTGAGCCTGAATCAGCACCTAACACATGGTCTGGTGATGAAGAGCTTGGTCCTGCTACCATAGCTGCGATTACGTTTTGGTCGTAGGCGTTCTTAAGTGCATAAGCACCAGAAGAAGTAGCAACACTTTCAAAGTTAATATGAGAATGTCTCTCCTCAATATCATCAACTTTAAATGAAAATGCGTTTGCTTGGTCTACGACAAGTTGGATTTGGTCATCAACGATATCTTGTGTGTCAACGACTGCTCCTCTTGAGTACGCACTCACGCTAATAGTAGGTTCTTTTATGATGTTTACTGTGTCACCAAAGTTCTCGATTTCACCTGCGTAGTCGGTATTTGTAATAGCTTCTACTACAGATGCTGTACGGAAGAACTTCTGGACTTTCTGGGAATAGATAATTGGACTAAAGTTTCCATTAGGCAAGTTATTATTACCAGATACTTTTGAAAAAGCCATCTTTTTCTCCTCCTATTATTGTTATTAAAATTGATATGAGTTATTTACTTATTGGATTCGACCTTCTCTGTGAGCTATATCAATATCCTTCTCAAATTTAGCATAGACATCTGGTTTCATCTTTTGGATATCTGACCACTTCCATACTTTTTTATCAGTCGGTGTATCTGATGGTTTAGTTTTAGAAACAGATTTAGCTGCTTCTTTTTTTGCATCATATGTCACCTTCTTAGTAGAGAGTCCTCTATCATACTTATACAAATCAATTGCACGAGCTGCTGACTTTGGATTATCGGTATTGTCATAAAGCCAAGATTGTATTGTACTATCCTGTACAGATGCCCAATCATGGAAATCTGCACTCTCTCTGATATCTTTAAAATCAGGATGTCTTTTTGCAAGTTCAACTTCTGCTCTATCTCTAGCTAATTGAGTTTGTTGTTTCTTAACTTGTAACAACTGCTCTTCCATTTCTTGTTTAGCTTTGACTGTAGCTTCTGTTGTAAGTTGCATGACAGAATCATACATCTCAGGATTATCTCTTCTCCAATCTTCTAAATCTTCTTTTGATTTAAATATTGGTTTAGATGCAATAGCCTCTTTCTCTTTTTTTAATTTGAGAACTTCATCTTTATGCTTCGAGATAGTCTCATCATAATGCCTTTTCAAGTCATCATATCTCTTCTTGAATACGGCATCTTCTACTCCGACAGGGTGTTCTTCTTTAGGTTTCTCCTCGTCAGGTTCTTCCTTAGATTCTTCAGTAGCTGTCTTTTCGTTTTCCTTGTCCATTAAGTTCCTACTAGGATGCTTATAGGGTGTTGGAGTTGCGATTTCTTCTGTTGCTTCAGATTCTTTTTCTTCTACAACGTCAGATTTCTTTTCGTCTTTTTCCATTTATCCTCCTTGGGGTGCAGTTGGAATCTGGTCGCCCCTAAATGCAGTGCCTCTATTGAGAGGGTGGCTGCGTCATCATCCCCTGACCAGGCATTGGTGCAGGAGTTTCACGTTGCGGTGAAACTGGTTGTGGTGTAACACTAGGTTCTGGTATTGCTTCTTGCATTATCGTACCAAAACTAGTACCAAAAACTTTTGACATAAAATTTCTAAATGGTGGAACATTTAATTGTGTTATTAATTGTTTCTCACTATCATCTAAATTTTCTAAATTATTAGAAACATCTCTAGCAGAAATTTCTAACTTCATTGGTTCTGCAGGTGCAGGTGTTGGGCTTACATTAGCCCCCATTACACCTTGTCTCATTTCTTCTTCCATATTTTATCTCCTAAATTTATCTCTAAAACTAGCTATATCTCTTGACATCTTTCTAAAGTTTGAACTTCTTTGCTCTTTTTCACTTTGTCTTTGTTCTGTAGTTTTTGTAGCCTCTGCTTTTCTTCTAGCCTCAGATTCTTTTCTTCTCTTTTCTGCTCTTTCATTAACTCTTGAATTATAGTCACTAGCTATCTTTGATGCTGCTTCTCTATCTGATGCTGCTAATTTTTCACTTGTTTGTCTAGCATCATCCTCAGCTTGTTTTATTTCATTTTCAATATCTTTTAGTTTCTTTTCTGACCTATTTCTCTTATCTATAGAGTCTTTAAATTTAGCTTTTACTCTTGGTAAATTTAAATTTTGACCTTGTAACATTTGGTTTATGGCATCTATTTCCATCTGTAATACATCTTTATCTCTATTTAATTGACCAAAGTATTCAATGGATTTGTTAAAACTTGTAAATTCACCAGAGTCTAATTGACCAAAATTTCTAGTATCTCCTGTTGCAGGTTCTGTGGGTCTATCAGTTGTAGTTTCTTCTTTTACTTGTGTTTTGGTTTCTGTTGTAGTTGGTGCATCCTCTTTTTTATCATCACCACCTAATACTTTATTAGCGATGTTTATGATACTAACATCCTCCATCACATCACCTATGGCAGTAACTGCATCTTGTAAAGCCTCTCCTGCCTTTGGGCTAGTTGCAACTATTCTATAATAGTTACCATCTTTATCTTGGGTAAAATCTTCATCAACTCTGCTTTGACCATATATATTTTTTAACCTATTAACTTCTGCATTGTCTATAAGTTTTATTTGAACACCTCTGTTTCTATACTTCTGATTTATCTCTCCAATCTTTGAAGACATGGCAACTCCATATTGGTCTTCTATCTGCTGCATCTTAATAGAGTTTAGTGCTCCTGATTCCATGCTACCTGCAGCTCTATCTAATACATGAGTGTATCCTTCTATCAAACCATTATTAGATATTTTAGGTCCAGTAAAAGTTGGTCTGTCACCTCCAGTATCTCTCTTTATAGGTCTACACACACCATCTACTAATTTAAATCCAGGTGGGCATGGGTCTAATTTAGGTTGTTCAGGTATAGGTGTTACTGGAGTTGTTGGTGGTAAAGGTGGTGCTTCAACTCTACCCTCACCTGCTTTAGGAAATTGTGTTTGGTCAAACTGAGGAAGCATTGGTCCCTCTATTTGTTTTAATTGTCTTTGATAACTTTGTTCTGGTGTGCCATACTTTACTACAGCATCTGGTCCTTCATATGCTTTTCCTGTTACAGACATTATGCCATCAGTTGGGCTATAAACTTTTTGTTCTGTTGTTATAGGTTTCACAGATGTTTTAAATGGAAACATAATCCCTGAGGATTCTTGCTGTAATACTTCTGATAATTTAGTTGCCATTATTGTTGAGTTGGTCCCTGAGGTTGAGCATTTGGTTGACTAAAGCCGCTTTCCCCTGGAGCTTGTGGAGTTCCGACTCCGATGTTGCCACCTCCAGACCCTTGTGTATCTGCGTTATTTGCTCCTGGAGGTACTCCTCCAGTATCTCCCATGCCACCTTGTTGTTGGTTATCGCCTTGAGTTTGTTGATTTGCATTCATTTCTCCTATCATCTTTGCAAAGATTGCTGCCTTCTCTGGGTCGTTTACCAATTGGTCTGGGTCTATATCCATAGACTTTGCAATCTCTTTTATGATACTATGCCATTTAACAAACGGTGCTAAGAACTGATTAGAAGCGACTTGCATAAATGTCATTAGTCTTTGTGAGCGAACTTCTTTTGTCATTAAGGATGTAGTGCCTTGTGCCTTTACATTTAAGTCGCCTTGTATTTCAGGTATATCTTTGTTAAATTGCATGTTCCAATGAAACAAAGATTCACCCAATGGTTTTAAAAGATAGTCATCTACATTTTTAATAACTGTTTTAATATTTAAAGCAGCAGCACCCATAAGCATTGACATACCTGATGCTGTTCTAGTTGTAGATTGTATCCCTGTTTGTCCATGAGAATAAGATGGTAGACCAGTTGCTTCATCTGCTAGTTGTCTAAACCTATCAAATATCTGCATGTTCTCTGGTGCTGTATTTGGAAATCTTAATCCATGTATAGCTTGTCCTGTTTGTCCACTTTGTCTTCTAAATATTTTTCCTGGGAAAACAGACATGTCTTGTCCTGGCACTAACATAGTTTCATCAACATCAAAAACTAAATTTCCTGCCAATGCTAAATTATCAATAGCCATTCTTGCATGACCATTCATAATTGTTTGTGAGTCATCCATATTTTCAGGTATGCCCACGCCAAAGAATTGATAAGGATTTATTTCATAAGGGCATACCATAAAAGGATTTCTGGCGGGTGTAAATGGATTTAATACTAGTCTAATGATGTGACCGTTAGATACCCATGCATTTATTTGCACTTCATCTAAATCATTTTCTATATTATCTGGCATTTCAATACCTGCTTCTTCAACAAGGTATTTATCCATCACTCCCCAATATTCTAGAATCTCATATCTATTTTTATTATATTCTTCTTGGTTCTCTCTATCGAATAATGCAGTTTCATAACTTCTTGTTTCATAGTTAGAACCACCTTCTAATAAATCTAATATTGCAGACTTTCTAAAAAATGGTCTATTAATTAAATCCCTTACCTGAGTACGTGTATATATGTGTCTTTGAATTACGTAATCAGCATCCTCTATTTGAACTGCATCTGGGTCAGGATATAAATCCCAACAGCTTACAGCTTCTACCCTTGGTACTAATTTTTTAATGGGTTGATATTCTCTCTCACCATTATCATTTAAAACCCACTTATGTTCAGACTTATCATAATTAAATGGTCCTTTTAAAATACCTGTTCCTAATAGACACATCTCAAATAAAACATGTCTCATTACAGATATAGCATGTGATTCCTCTAACTGGTCATGGATTAATTTTTCCATGTTTCTAGCAGACTCTTCTGCAGGTTCTATCTGAGGCATAGATTTTAAATCAGGTGCAGGTCCTTTTTCAAATCCTGCATTAGCATATTTTTCTGCTAATCCATTTAAAATACTATCGGCGGTAGAGCCTGGAGATATATCTCTGCCATCACCATCAAACCCATATATGTCCTCCATACGTGGGTCCTTCATATTCTCTGGTTTTATGTGTGCATATTTACTAGTCCCTGATGGAACTGTAGTAGGATGTATTCCAATTGGAAACTTACCTTGCGAAAATAAAACCTCTATTAGTTGACCGTAAGCAGCTAATACTTTAGTTTTTGTAACTTTAACAAAGACTCTAGATTTTTCAGAATCTCTAAAAGCCATATCAGAACCATAGATACCTCTATAGTTTCTGTATGCTCTTAACCATCTTTTCTCATCGTATAGACGTGCTTGTTCTGACTCTTTTAATCTAGATTCAATTACATAACCTAGATTATCAAAGCTAGAATCTTTCTCGTTGTCTAAAGCTTCTACGTTGTCACTTTCAGAGAAAACACCTTGTGGGTTTTCATGTGGCATTTAAATTAGTAATCTCTTTCGTCAGCTAATGTAAATACTTTCCCGTCAACAGTGTTTTTGTTTTCTTTTGGGAACTCTTTATTTACTCCGCCTTCAGCGTAGTCTGCAGGTAAACCTGTTCCAGGCTTTACTACATTTATCTTACTATCCCCTTGCTTAGCAGCCTCGTTACCATACATATTTTCTGGTAGGTCGCCTTGCTTGTACTGTTTCATTATTGCCATTTTTACCTCCTATGGTTCTTGGTTTGATACCTTATCCAATCTTTTACAGACGAATAAAATAAAACTTCTGTTAAAAAATTACCGTATGAATTTACAACACCCTCTTCATCTTTTTCTTTTAGATTGTATTGATAAAATCCAACGTGTAGTAGTTCATGCAATAAAACATTTACTGCATCTGGTCCACCTCTATCTATCATTTCTTTATCTAAATATATTTTATAAGGTGGTATTTGAACAAATGTTCCTTGTGCCTCTGATACTTCATACATAATATCATGAGGAACACAAACTAGTTCTACTGTAAAAGGACCGATAGTTACTTTATCTGGAAGTTTCAATATCCGAATACACTATCAGCAGGTGTAGAATTTTGTCTTTCAGTAGATGTTATAAAATCATTTCCTCGTAAAGATACTGGGTGTAAAGGTCTACTCATACATCCATATCTTAATGCATCGTATGCGTGGTCTTCTGCATATGTGTCAACATCTTCTGGATTATTTTTATCCACAGGTAACATCGGTAATGTTCTAATTAAGTTTAGACAATTACTAAATATAAATAAACTTGGATGACCTGTCTCTTCGTTAACTCTTAGTCTTTTGTGAACTTCTACTTTTCCAGATATTCTACTTCTAGGACTTCTATCAGATTGTCTCCAACGACATCCTTCTTGTATCATTGTTTCTGCAATACTAGGACCTATGTCTCCTCTTCTTGCCCAAGTAGAACTATCTAAAACTCCGTATCTAATATATTCACCATCTTCTAATTCTAAAACTTTCTTTGCAAAAACATCTGCTGTATTTCTTTTTGTATACAGTTCTCTATATGCAAATAAATTATTATCGTAATCTACAGCAAACCATAAACAACATGCAGGTGAACTGTATCCCCAGTCTGCTGCTCTAAACTTCATCCAGTTCCTAGGTATATCAAAAGGTTCTATCACATGAACTGGTCTACTAAATTCAGGGAAAGATGAACTTTCATATGCATCCCAATCACCTTCTAAGAATTGTTTCTTTTGTACTTCAGGCAGAGATGCTAACATAGCGTAGTAATCATCAGTCTGCATTAGATATGGATTATCTTGTAACTTAGCAGGTATAAATTTTCTTGATATTTTCTTTATACCCTTTGGTGTTTGTATCTCCACATCAAACTTTTGATTTGGTTCTGATGGGTCAACAAACATTTCTTTTACCCAAGTAGAACCTACATTACCAGGATTACCAGTTGCTCTCATGTAAACAGGAATGTCTGGGTCTACACTTCTAAGTGATGAACGTAGAAAGTTATAAATATCTTGTGTCGGATATTGTGGTAGTTCATCTATTCCAATCCAAGTATAAGACTGTCCTTGGTATCTTAATGCGTCAGTTAAATTTTCTGCATATCCAAATTCTATTCTAGCACCTGATGGGAATCTCCACTCTTTTTCTTGCTCTCTCCATTTAGCACCAGGGTAAGCTCTAGAATATAAATTTTGTGAGTGGTTAATTAAATCTCTTAGTTCTGGCATTGTTCTTCTTACTAACAATGCACGATGATTTTGTTTATCACAATATCTAAGAGGGTCTACTAACATTGCGTAAGATTTACCACCACCTCTTGCACCACCATAAAATACTTCTCTTTCTGATGCTGCTAGAAAATCAGATTGTGGTCCATCATTAGGTTGAAAGATTATATCTTTTTTTTCAAAAGCTTTTTTAATAGTGGGCGGTGCTTCCTGTATTTCTTTTTCATCTATTACAGTTTTTACTTTACCCTCTAATACTACATCTAAATCTTTTATCTTTTTATGTTTGTTATGTAGTTTGTTTCTTTCTTTATCTAATTCTCTTTTTGCTTTTAATACTCTGTCTCTTTGATAATCTAGTTGCTCTCTTACAGATTCTCTTGCTTTTAATTTTATATTATCCTTGTTAACTATTTTATGAAAACCTTGTCTACTAATTTTTCTTTTGGTTTTACTATAAATATAATCAACACACTTTTGTAAAGACTGTCCTTTACCATGTAGCTTTACAGCTTCTTCTAAAACTTCTAATTCCTCTGGTATTGGTAATACTAACTTTGGGTCTTCGTCAGATTTTTTATATCCAAATGGAACTAGTGTGCCTTTAATCCTCTTTGGTTGATACATTCTTTGGTGGTAATATAAATATTCCGTGTTGGACTTTTGCATTTAAATCAATGCGTTCTGTTTTAGATATTCCAACTCTATCTAAAATTTGTTTTGCTGCTTCTAGTCTAGTGTTAGCACCAGGTACACTACCATCTTCATCTAAAGCATTTATCATTCCCATAACTGCTTTTGGTGAATGAGTAGCTAACACACCCTCAGCTCTTTCTATTATTTCTTCTTTCAAAGACTTAACAATTTTTTGATAATTACTTTCATCGTATCCTGCAAGTTTAGCTGCTTGTCTTGGATTACCATGAGCATCACTAAATAAATGTTGTAAAAAACTTTCTTGTTTTTCTGTAAGCTGTTTATTTTTTTCAGGAACTAACATTGCGAACCTTTTGTAAATGTTTTTCTGTTCTTTCTTGTAACCATTCAGGAGTTTTTCTAATACCTGCTTTTTCTTCTGCTTGTCTTTCTTTCATTCCCTGTCTGGCTGCACTAATCATTTGGTCTCTTGCACCATGCTCTCCTCTTTCAATAAAACTTAACCTTGGTGCAGTTATCAATTGTTCTATGTTTTTATTTTTTAGTGGTATCTTTCTATCGGCGATAGGTAAATACTCATCCCATATCTCACCTGTTTTTATATTTCTGTATGTATATACTGGCATTATCTGTTTACCTCAAAATATTTTCTTTGATATTTATTTAATTCTGATAAGGTATTTACATCAGTATCACTTTCACATAATTTTTTATATTTAGTTTTATCGTTCAACCAACTTCTACCATTCCAAAATTCAAATCCATTAAATCTGGATTTGTATAAACTTGTTTTTTCATAACCATAAGATAGATAATACTTTTTACATTTATTTTTAATAGACCAATCAATCTCATAAAGTGTTGCGTATGTTCCCATTCCTATCTTTGGATTTTCATAATCCCAAGCAAACTGTCCTGTTAATACATGTTTACTATTAAAAACTTTTAATTCTGTAAACGCTACTGGTTCATTTTTGTAATAGTAAATAAAATATTTCCAGTCTATGTAATCTTCTTTTTCAAATACTTCACTGTCCTCTTCATAATCTTTTTCGTGAAACTTTTTATACCTGACATACTTTTTATAAATATCTGATATTATACAAAAAAGTTTATCGTCTAGTTTATCAAATACTTTTACAGTGATATCTTTTTTTCTAAGTGTCTTTCTTTGTTTTTTACTAAAAGAAAATTTATTTAAAAGTATTCTTGTATTCCTAGCATTAATCCAAGTTAAACTATCTAGCTTTGTGTAGTACCATGATAATGGTATCCATCCATTTTCAAAAGCTTGACAGTATTCATCCTCACTAAAATTTGCTAGTGCTAGAGAATATATGAAATCATAGTTTGTTAATTTTCCTGTGATATGGTCAAAAAATAATTTCACTAAGGTCGTTCAAACTGAGTCATGTATGAATCATCAGTTGTAACATCTTCTTCTCTAGTATTTTCTACTGTGTAAAAATTCTGGTCTATCTTGTATCCTGGATTCTTTGTTAATCTTTCTTCCATGAAAGCATCATCATACCAAATAGTTCTATTGTTTGGATATGCAAAAAAGTTTCCGTCATCCATTCTAAACATGTGAGCACATTTATGTTCTGGGTCCTCACTAAAGTTTGTATCTAATACACCTGCTTTATTTTCCCAAGCCCAGTCTATTGTAAACATGTATGTGCCTTTTCTTTTTACACCTTTGTAATCTACTAACTCTGCTCTGCAGTTAGCTAATCTATTTCTTCTATTAACATCAACATAAGGTGAAAAGCAATCCCAATACTGATGTATATTTAAATTATGTTTGGGTGCATCTTTCTTCCAACAAAATGCATGGATAGGTCTTCGTGTCCAGTTTACTCCGTTGGGTAA